GGGATTCTACAGTTGATGGTTACATCATGGGCGGTACTGAGCCATCTACTCGCACGTTCATTTTCGGACCAGCAGGTAGCACAAGTGGCTACGTAAAATACACAGGCGAGTGCATACTCACCAATTACTCTGTTTCAAATCCTGTCGGAGACGTAGTTACGTACAGTCTCGACCTCCAATGCACAGGTGGAGTAACCAGAGGCACATACTAAATCTAACCAACTAAATAAGGAGTGACCATCGTGTCCATTAGAGAAACAATAAAAACTGCTGAAGATAGCAGTACCGAATTATATGAAGTCCCTGAATGGGGAGTGACTTTAGAAATCCGTTCCATGACTGCACGTTCACGTGCTGTATTCGTAGCTGAAATGGCAAGCGAAGATGGCACAGTAGCTGGTGTTAATGACGCCAGTCGAATCGAAGGCATGTGGTGGAATGTGATTTCTCAAACTTGTTACGATCCGAAAACAGGGGAATTAGCTTTTGAAGATGGCGACCAAGACTGGTTGTTCGAGAAGAACGCCAAAGTTGTCAACGATCTTGCTAACGAATGCATGGCTTCGTCAGGATTAACGGAAGAAGCGCAGAGTGAAGCGGGAAAAGATTTCTCGGCTTCGCCGACAAGCGTGGAAGACGAAACCCTGAGCGAAGATTCTACTTCAGATTAGCAAGGGAACTCGGCATGACCGTAGGCGAACTCCTAGAACGTATGAGTAGTGCCGAGTTAACTGAATGGGCGGCGTTAATCAAAATAGAGAATGAGGAAATGTCACATAACAATAAGGTGGCTTCTTCTCGTTCAAGAGTAAGACGGTAGTAGATGGCTACTGTTGGTACAGTCACCGCTGTTGTTAGTGCTGATGTAAGCAGATTCCAAACAGGTATCCGTAAGGCTTCTAATAGTCTTACGGATTTTGGTAAGAAAGCTTCTAAAGCTGGAAAAACAATGACGATGAAGGTGACTGCACCTATTGTCGCTGTGGGTGGAGCCGCCGCTAAGATGGCTTCCGATTTCGAGTTCTCAATGACTCAAATCGAAACTTTGGTAGGTAGATCAGCAGAGGAAGTAGAATCTCTTAAAGGTTCTGTTCTTGGCTTGTCAGGTGAGACAGGGCGAGCGCCTAAAGAACTCGCTGACGCTATGTTCTTTATTACTTCTGCTGGTCTTGATGCTAATTCTGCTACTAAAGCTTTGGAAGCTTCAGCTAAAGCGGCGGCAGTTGGTCTTGGTGACACAGTTGTTGTAGCTGACGCTGTTACTAACGCTATGAACGGTTATGGCATGTCAGCGGATGGTGCGGCTTACGCAACTGACGTTTTAGCTAAAACAGTTGAACAGGGTAAAGCATCAGCTTCAGATTTGGCTCCTCAGTTTGGTCGTCTTATTCCTATGGCGGCAGAGCTTGGCATTTCATTCGATCAGGTTGGTGGCGGTTTAGCTTTCCTCACTAGAGCTTCTGGTGATGCGGCTATGTCAGCTACACAATTTGGTGGCGTGATGAAATCTATTCTTAAGCCTTCTCAACAAGCGAAGAAAACTTTAGCTGAGATAGGAGTTGATTTAGGGCAGTTAAGAGAAGCGGCTTCTGAAGATTTGTTAGGAGCTTTGCAAAGTCTACGTTCATCGTTAGAAGAAAACGGTATGGAAATGTCTAACGTCTTTGAAGATGTTAGAGGTTTAAACGGTGCTTTGCAGTTGACTGGTGTGGCTACTGATGCGGCAAGGTCAGTAATGGATGAGCTTGCCGATTCTGCTGGCAAGTTAGACGAAGCGTTTATAGGCGTTCAGAAAACAGCACAGTTCAAAATTTCTACAGCTATGGCTGAGATTAAAGCGGCGATGATTACGTTAGGTGAACAGATACTTCCTGTGGTTATTCCTTTAATTAAATCTCTCGCAAAGTTCATAGGCGATCTTGGACGTATGTTTGGTTCATTGCCGTCAGGCGTTCAGAAAGCGGTTGTCATAGTTGGTATTTTGGCGGCGGCTATCGGACCTCTTATTTGGGCTATCGGTTCTCTCACAGGTGCGTTACAGACATTAGGTTTAGTCTCAGCGGAAGTTACTATAAGCATGTCAGCGATTCTTCCTGTCATTGGTTTGATAGCAGTAGCGGCGGCTGGTTTGTTTATGTGGTGGAACAAGGTTTCAGCGGCGAACAAGAAAAACAAAGAAGAAATGGAGATGCTCCGAACCGAGTATCTCAACAGCGAAAAACAGACACAAACTTTAGCTGACAGGGTTAAAGCATTAAACGCAGAGTACGAAGCTTTAACAGGAAGTGTTGAAAGCACAGAAATAGAAATGGATGCCTTTAAAGGCAAAGCTGTTTTAACAGGACAACTTCTTGACCGTGATGTCATGCCAGCGTTTAACAGTTTAGAAATCGCTACAAGCACTTTAGAGGCGGCTGTTAAGACAGGCACGGATGCTTTCAACGACTCGTTAGATGTGACGTACATGCTTAAAGGTTCAGCAGAGGATCTTACTGCCGCTTTAGATGGCGAAAAGCTTGCTGTCAAAAGGGTAGCTGAAGCAGTTAAAAAGGCTTATGACGATGACGAGATCAAGTTGAGCCAAGCTAAAGACATTCTGCGTTCCATTGACGAGACAGCAGACGCTCACGACAAGCTAAGAGAAACGCTTAACGATGAAGCTGAAGCAGTTTTAACAAACGGCGAAGAATACTTAAAGATGGCTGACATCTTAGGAACAAAGGTTGTTGATGCGGCAATAGAAGCCGCTGAGGAAACAGGCAACTGGCATGACGAACTGTCTGCATTAGAACCGCAGATAGAAAAAATAAATCTTGAAACTAAAAGAGAAGCGGCGTTAGCTAAAGAAGCGGCAGAGGAGCTGGATAAACACAACGCATATTTAGATCAGCAACGTAACGGCTATAAGCATGTGAGTCAGGAGCAGGCTAAAACTACAGCTACGTTGAATGTTTATCTTGAACGCTTAGACGCTGGCGTAGATATTTTAAAGCGTTCCACATCAGAGTTAGAAAAATTAGCGGCGACTCATCGTGACGCAGATGCGGCGATGATGAACTCGGCAAAAGTTGTCACTGAAGAAGAAAAGAATCGTTCATACTGGACTGGTGTTGCCGCCAAAAATAAAGAAGCGCAGTTAATGGTTGAGGCGAAAGTTGTTGCTATGCAAGAAAAAGCGGCACAACACGCTGAGAAAGAAGCTCGCATTAAAGCTGAAGCTTTAAGGTTAGCTAATAAATTAAAATCAGCTAACGCTGAAGTTGTAGCCTTAGAAGAAAAACGAAACGATTTATTAAATGAACGTGCTTCTATTCTTGAAGAAGTAGAAGTAATCAATGATGAGATAGCTGATTTAATCAAATTACAAAACACCTACAGCGCAGAGAACGCTGATTGGTCAAATGAAATTGCTAGAAATTGGCACGCCGCCCAAATGACTTTAATTGACCTTGAAGAAAAGGTTGCTCAATTAACTGAAACGATGGAAGCAATCCCACCTGACACTAAGACTCAGCGTGAGTTTGTTAACAAACTGAAAGGGCAACGTCAAGCGGTTAATACTGTAGAGCAAGCCTTAATCGACATGAATGTTATTAAGGAAGAAGATGCAGGCTTCACGGACTTGACGGCGGCTGAAGCTCAAGCTCTTGTAAGACTCCAAACAGAAATACAACAAACAATGTTGGACATGGAAGAAGGCGAAGCGACTGTTCTTGATTTAATGGCGGCTGAAGAAGCATGGGTAGAGGGACTCGCTAAAGCTAAGGAAGCTTCAAGAGAGTTGCAAAAAGCTGAAGAAGATTTAATTGAAATGCAAAAAGAAGCAATCATTTTAGAAAAAGAACAAAAAAGGGCAGTCCATGAATTAGCTGTGGCTGAATACGATTTGTCTGAAGCTAAAAAAGTTGGAACTAAAGAACAATACATATCAAATGAGGCGGCTAAAGCCAAGGCAGAAATAGACACAGAAATAAACAAGCTTGAAGCTGACAAGATTGCTTTACAGGAGCAAGCTAACGCAGTTCTACAAGATCAGATAAAAGTAGACGAAGATTTACGCTACGCCAAAGAACAGGTAGCGCAAGTAATGGCTGAAATAAACGGTTTAGGTTTAGAAGGACAAGACATTTTCGCGGAGCTTATGAGACTCATTCATGCCACTACAGGCGAGTTCCGTGAACTTATTGACGTAATGAATGGCGATAAATCAAAAGGCGGTGGAGGTGCTGGTGCTGGTGCTGGAGCTACTCCTGCAACAGTAGTTGCTTCAACGACAAGTGCGGTGGCTAGTAGTGGTGTAGTTGCAAATGAGTGGACAACAATGTTGGCAAATTTAACCGATGTTCAACGTGCAGATGTAGGCAAACTTTACGCAGATGTTGAAGCTCAAAGAGCAAGAAATTTCGCTGGACAAACAGGACGCGGCTGGGCAGGTTCAGGTATAACAGTTAATGTTGAAGGTTCTGTAATAAGCGAAGCCGATTTGACTAACGCAATAAATCTAGCGATGCAAAAAATAACACAGTCAGGTGGAACTGCTCCTACTTATGAAGGGCTTGGCTCTTACGTGGACTTCGGAGAATAATGCCATCTGCCGCTACGCTTGCTGTAACAGTTAGGTTTCAGACGAGTCCGTCTTTCGGACCTAATCTTGTTTTAGGTGACGCAAGTTCCCCTTTGGGAACAGGTGTTCTATCTGATGCAGATTCGAGTCCTGTGGACATTACGAGCGTGGTTAATCAGGTTGCTATCAGGAGAGGGCGTAACCGTTTGTTGGACAAGTTCGCTTCAGGTACTTGCACAGTTGAGCTTACAGACACGACTGGTTTGTTTGATCCTGATAATGGAACTTACGCCGATGAGATTTTACCGATGAGACAGCTACAAGTTAAAGCCACTTACAGCGGCACGACTTACACTCTTTATTCAGGTTTCATTGATGAGTGGGATTACACTTACAGACCGGGTGAGGATGCCGCTTTTATGACTGTTAAAGCAGTTGATTCTTTCCGCATATTGAACCTGTCACGGATATCAACTGTTTCAGGCGCTACCGCTGGGCAAACAACTTCTACAAGAATGGGAAAAATTCTTGATGCGATTAGTTGGCCGTCTAGTATGAGGGATTTTTCTACAGGCACAGGTCAAACGACTTGCAAAGTTGATGGAGGTTCAGACAGAGATGCTCTCACAGCTTGCCAAGCAGTTAACCAAACTGAGCTTGGTGCTTTCTACACTAAAACTAATGGCGTGTTAAAATTTATGGATCGTAACGACATAGTTAAGAAACATGCTGAGAGTCCAACCGTGTTCGATGATACTGGTGCGAACATTCAATATCAGTCAGTTGATTTTGATATTGACGACACTATTCTTGCTAACGATGTTTCTGTTCAACGGTCAGGTGGCACAGCGCAAAGCGTCACCGATTCGACTTCTATAAGTAATTTCTTTCAAAGAAACTACAGTCGTGCTGGTTTGTTGATGGACACGGATGCTGATGCTTTGCTTCAAGCTAAAGCGATTCTGAATAATCGTAAAAATCCGAAGCTGAGAATCGGCAGTATAAGCCTTGACGCTTACGGTGATGTTTCAAACAGAGTCGTAGCGGCTTTGAATACTGAGATTATGGATCCGATTAAAGTAACAAGAACCCAACCGGGAGGCGGTACGGTTTCTCGTACTCTTTCTGTGCAAGGTATTGAACACACGATAAGACCGAACAGTTGGGTAACAACTTTTCAAACAGCGGAAAAGATATTAGACGGCTTCATACTTAATTCTGCCACATCTGGTAAGTTAGGTACGAACGCCTTGAGTTATTAAAGGAGAAAAAAATGGCAGGAGCAGGTTTTAAGAGCTTCTCAACTGGAGATGTTTTAACCGCCACGGATGTGAATACATACCTGATGCAACAAACAATTATGGTGTTTGCTAATGCGACAGCTAGAGATGCGGCGATTACAAGCCCATCGGAAGGCATGAACGCTT